CCGGTGCTATTTGTAGTTTAGTTAGTGGCATAATATGGTATCCAAAAATCTGTTCCGTTAATGTTTACTCTAATATGGCCTGTTAAACTCCCTACACTCGTATCGGTTGATAAACTTGCTGATTGATCACTTGCAGTTGTGCCGTCGAATCTAATAAACTCTTGGTCTCCGTCACCTTGATCTAATGTTAAACAAGCAATAGCTCCAGTAGAGCTTGCTTGATCTATTGTAACAAATCCACTTGTTGGAGCACTTGTTCCAAAACCAATTTTATCTGCTGAGCCATCTATAAACATAGCGTGAGTTAATGTGTTTGTTTCTGCTCTAAAATCTACAGAAGCACCAGAGTCATTAAATGTAAATCCACCACCATCAAAGTCAATCGCACCAGTGGCTTTTACACCGCCTACAACGTGTAGTTCTGTTGAAGGAGAAGAAGTTTTAATACCAATCCTGTCATTACCTGCATCCGTAAAGAATAAGTTTGCATCGCCGTTACCTTCAATTCTAAAATCTACATCTGCTGATGATTGATTAAATATAAAACTACCACCATCAAATTCAACATTTCCTGAAACTGTTAATGTTCCGTTTGCTTTTATGTTACCTGCATCTTCTAATACATCAAACATTGTAGAACCATCAGAATACAAAATGTGTTTTGATGAAGCTACTAGGTTTGTTGCTGTACCACCTGCTGGTTTAAATCCTAAAGTATAGGTTCCCATTGTTGTTGCGTTATCTACAATGTACCAGTTTTCTACAGCTTCACACTGCATGGTAGTATTACCAGTAAGTGTGCCTGTTAGTTTGATGATCGCATTACTTTGTTCATCTGCTGTTGTTCCGTCTGTTGCTGTTAATGAATCTGTTGTACTTGCAATCGCTACAGATACGTAACCTTTGATCGCTGATTCTACTTTTGTTAAGTTATTATTTGTTATTGTACCCCATGTTCCCGAGTTTTCCCCACTGGCTTGGAGTTCGAGATTGAGAGTACTTGAGTATGTTGATGCCATTTATATCTCCTATGCCACGTCGTCTATTAAAGCTGCTACAATTAAGTTAGCTGTTGCGTCGCCTGCATCGCCAATGTCTGACGATATAGCGTGTAAGTTACCAACTGTTGTATTTGGTAAACGTCCAAACCATGATTGTGAAGGTCCAATAAATACGCCGTCTACTAAATCGTTTGCTGCTGTTCCTCCATCAAAACAAATATAAACACCGTCTGTTGTGCTTGTGTTTTTAATAAATAAAAATTTTACCTTGTCACTTGTCGTAATTGCTGTTGGTGCTGTATCATCATCAACGGCTGTATAATCTAAAAAATGTCCTGCAATCAAATCTGTGCTTGTAGCTGTACAAGCAGTTAACTTGTAATACCATTTATCGTTTGCATCGTCTGGTGTTACCGTCATAGAACCACTAATAGATTTAGAAATCTCGTCTGGTAAAAGTGTCGCGGTTATATTTATTGTTGCATCATCAGCCATAATTTATCCTTAATCCGTTGACCCCGGGTCTACTAATTTCCATGTTGCCGTTTGTGAATCATCAACTTCATTCCATAAGAAAAAGTTAACTGATCCTGTAGAAAATGAAATTAAATTTTGAAAAGACTCTCCAAGAGTAGTTTCATCACCTAAACTTACAGTTAACTGTAAATCATCTCCACTTAATGCAAAAACAGCACTACCTGTTGCCGTTTCTGTTCCAATAGTAAAAGTTAATTCATCTTGTGTAACACCAAATGAAAGATTATGTATAGCATCTAATCTAGGGTTTGCAAAGGTAGTTTCAGAAAATGTTGTGTGTCCTAATAACATATTAACTAAGTGTAAGGTTTAAATTTCTACCTACTTCAAGCCATTTACTTCCATTATATCGAAATGTAAACATATCTCCTTTAGAAGCCGTGGTAGTAGCTGTTGGAGCAGTATCGTCTTTAAATTCAAATACAGCGTTCCATGAAATTGTTCTAGATCCTGTGCCATCTTGAATACAAACAATGGCTATATATTGTCCTGTTGTTGGGTTAGTGGGCGCATCAAATGTTACATTAGCTGTTAATGTTACTTTAGCAACTGGAGACGCTTTTACATCCCAATCTTGTGTTGCATCAAATGTTAACGTGTCTTCTGTTAAAACTACAGCACCCGATATTGTTGTTAAATTGTTTGCATCTGCCGTAAATACTTTGGAAGCGGCTGTTGTTCCTAATGTAGCTAAATCTGAATAGTTTATTTCTGCTGCTGTTGAAGTAACTAAAGTTCCACCTAATTTTAATCCATTAGATGTATCATGTGAAGCAATATCAAAATCAATTGCTCCGTCAGATATAGTTACATCTCTATCAGAATTAATAGAAATAGCAGGAGTTGTTCCAACTGTATTTCCTAAACCTATAACTAAATCATCAGCAGAATCATCAAGAGCAATATAAAAATCTTGTGCGTTGCCATCAAAAACAAGTGCTGCATCTTCTTCTCCTGCATCACCAATTGTAAATGTTGGAGTAGTTCCCATTAATGAAACATCACCACTAATATTACCATCTTTAATTAATAAACCATCAATAGTAACACCACTGGATGATGTTTTTTCAGAAATTGTATCTACTCTTAATTCTGCTCCCATAACTATCTCGCTGTTACTGGTGCACCTGCTGATGATACAAATGGATGTTCTGCAAATGCCATATAAATGTATGATCCACCATCAGCCGCCATTTCAAGAGCATCATCTCTAATTTTAAATCCATTACTTACAAAATCTATTCTGTTATCATTACTTGTATCATCTCCCACTGAACTATCTGCTTTTAATCGAATCTTCATTACATTTCTTGGACTTCGTTTATTATCAAAAATAAACCACGGTCTTGCATTATCTGTTCTTTTAAGCATCATCCACGCAGGCTTAAACCCTGTATAAATAAATGGCCCATCGTCAAGACCATTACCTTTGTACTTACCAAATTTACTAAACCCTTGAACATCATGCCAAGCATAGCAAATAAAACCACCATCATCATTATTAGTACCGGGCTTACTTCCTACTGTAATAACACTACTTGTAGGAGCTGTATCGTTCCACATTAAAGCATTATCTTGTGTAGCACCTGTTGTATCAAAATGTATAAAATCAGTTGCATAATCACTAGCTAAGCCTTGATGACAAACAAACCATTGATTATCACTTACATTTGTTCTTGGTTTAACAACCCACCAAGTCGGAGCAGAATTTAATCCATGGGCAAATGTACCATTAGCTCCTGTTCCTGTATAATCTATTATTGAAAATCCTGATGTTGTATTAGCTTGATGACCACCTGCGGGATTATCGCCACTTTCAGAAAAGGTTGTTCTTGTTCCACCATTAGCTTTCCATTGCCAACCAACATATGGATGTGTATTACCATTAAAATTTGCATCTGTACCAACTGAAAACCCATCTGAATTAAAAGCGGTAATTCCATTAGATTTTGTTGCGTCTGTGTCTGTATCATTAGGTACTAATGTTATTGTTGATCCTCTTGAAGAATCTACTACATGATGATTTTGTCCATCTGCGGTACGTCTTTTTGTCCAAATAAAATCTGGTTGTAAATCTGAGTTACCATCATTAGTAATAGATTGAGTGCTTCCATTACCTGTCCATAAAGCTATCTGAAAATATGCTGATGGGTCGTCTATTGTTGTATAAGCCACTTTATCCAAACTCCGCTAAATTTTTTGTGCACATGGCATAAAATCCTGTTGGAACATCATACTCAAAATTTCCATAACCATTATCATCAGCCTGTGAACTAGAAATAGCAAAAGGTGGATTGCCATAATTCCAAATTGATTGATCTCCACCACCACCAGAAGTTTGTGTATCATATCCTAAAAGAAATGGGCAAACATTGTCACTAATTGTCCATGATAATTGGTGATTTGATTCACCTGCGGGGTCACCACTATTTATCCAAGTGCCATTTCTACCTAACCATAATTTTCTGTTATCACAATCTAAAGCAAACATAACAATATCGTTATCTGCAAAAGTAGGCCAACCTGTATTTGTATTAGTTATAGTTCCAAGATTAGTTGTACTTTGATTATTTGTTACACCATCTATTTCAAATCCTGCCGCCATTTTACTTCCACCTGCACCTTTTTGATTAAGATTAATTGTATCTGTAATTCCGAAAAATGGATAATCACCCCCACTAGGATCTTCTAAATATAATTCTGCATACCATTTTCCGTTTATTGGCATTATTGTAGCCGCTGCTCCAGAGCTATCAGAAGAACCATGTTCATACTGTTGTAAATTTCCTTCTCTTAATTCTGGAGTAGTTCCTGCTGTTAAGCTATTTAATGTAGCAAAATTATTTGTAGGTGTATCTGTTGTAACGTCTGTTGCGGCTAGGTTAGTTACTGCATAATGATTATCTTGACCACTTGTATCTGCACCTATACCACTTGAGTTTTGACTTGTACCTGTTTGTTTAAACTCCATATAAAAACCATGCGCTCCAAAAGTTAAATCATCTTTAGCGTCTTTAGGCACCCAAACTCCGTTATCGTTATATTCTCCAAAATCACTAGCGGCATTTTGAGTACCATCTATCCAAAACATTTCTGCTAAATAACCATCAAAAGGATTATCATCTCCATTAACATCTCTACCTATTGATAATTCTGTATTTGAGTTCCAAGATGTATCCGTATCTTGGGCTGTGTAAGCGGCGGCTGAAAAAGAATCTTCTAAAGCACCATTAACATAAATCTTTAATCTATTGGCGGCAGTTGACTGTTCCGTGTCTTGAGCAACGACTAGATGATACCACGAACTGTGGTCTCTAAAAAGTCTATTAGTTGTTACAACATCAGAGCCACTAGCAGATATTTGCACATTTAAACTCATATCATTATTAATTCTTATATGACCTAGATGACCACCATCATTACATGCCATTATTGTTTGGTCATCGTTTATATCTTGGCAAATTTTAAACCAGACAGACAAAGTAAACTTTCGCCTTCCATTTGTATCACTATTACTACCTGTGGTTATTTGTAGTTTTGGCCCATCACTAGAATTAAGTCTAAGTGAATTATTTATCTCATAAGCTGCATCATCTAAAGTATTAGCTCCACCTACTAAAAAAGCCATTTAACTACTCCTTTACTGGAAATTCGCCTAGTGGTCTCGTTATACTCCCATCACCTTGTTTTGTATAAGTAAACAAAGCGGCTAACGCATCAATATCACTAGCATTATCTATTTGTGTTTGCATAGAGTTACATTTAGTTCTTACACTTGCTCTCCAAGTCTTCCAACCACTATCCATTGTTCCTCCCGTTTCTGTCGCTTTTACTACTCTCCAATCACTAGGTGCAAGTATTACTGCACATTGATTGTTTATTTCTTTTTTCTTTATTGTTTTTAATCCATCAATAATTACTTGATTACCATCAGCATCTTTTATTTTATTACCATCTCTATCTACAGCATCTGCATCTGCAATAGCTTTCGCTGTAGCTGTGCCATATGTACCAGTAACTTTACCACTACCAAATGCATATGAAATAGCAGTATTAATATACCACTCTTCATCTTTTTTATTCGTGTCATCTATTTCTATTGTATAGATACCAATAGCATTTCGTTCTGCTTCACTCCATAAAGTATAGATTGCCGCAGGATATTTTACGTTACCAATTTGGATACCTTTATTGCCTCTTGGCATTTGTGTAATTGAACCACTTTCTACTAATGCAAACATATTACTCCTATGATAATGTTAAGTTAAGGTTTCTTCCAACTTCAAGCCATTTAGCTCCGTTGTATCTAAAGGTAAACAAATCACCTTTATTAGCTGTAGTAGTAGCTGTTGGAGCCGTATCGTCCTTAAACTCAAATACAGCGTTCCATGCTATAGTTCTACTTCCTGTGCCATCTTGAATACAAACAATAGCAATGTATTGCCCTGTTGTTGGATTTGTAGGTGCATCAAAGGTTACATTATTTGTCAATGTTACTTTTGCAACTGGTGATGCTCTTACATCCCAATCTTGTGTAGCATCAAATGATAATGTATCTTCTTGTAAATATACAGCACCTGTTATTTTTGTTAAATTATTAGCATCTGCTGATAAAACTTTTGAAGCCGCACTAGTACCTAGTGTAGCTAAATCACTATAATTTAATTCTGCCGCAGTAGAAGTTACATTTGTACCACCTATATCTAAAGTAGTTACAGATATTTCTCCTGCTACAGTTACTAAACCATCTGCTACAGTTATTAAATCAGTATCATCTGTGTGACCTATAGTTGTTCCATTAATTAAAACGTTATCAATGTCTAATGAGCCACCACTAATTAATCCTGTTGTTGTAATAGTTGATGAACCAGTATCAATAGTTCCAAATCCAGAAGTTATTGATCCAGAATCTAATGCTCCAGTTGTAACTATATTTGAACCACCAACACTGTGACCTGCAAAATAAGTAGATACTGTATCAACATTAGTCATACGCATTGTACCACCATCATTGATTAATATACCATCACCACTCGCAACTGCCGTAGTGCCTCTTGATGTACCACCATCTATTAAATTTATTTCAGCCGCTGTTGATGTTACTGCTGTGCTACCTAGAGTAAATTGTCCGTCTGGTACAATTAAACCTGCTGCACCGTTAAATATTAAATCATCTGCTGATGTATCCCAAGTCATGTTAGCCGAAGCAGTATCACCATAAAGAATTACATCATAACCTTGATCATTTGCACCTATAGTTAATGTTGCATCTAATTGAACTGCACCATCAATATCTACTGCATCTAAATTTGTTGTTCCGTCAATATCTGCATTACCACTTATATCAAGTGTAACTGCATCAACCTCTCCTGTAACTGTAATAGAATCTACGTAAGCATCTTTCCATCTTACTCCTGTAGCTCCTAAATCTACATCACTATCAGATTGTGGACCAAATATATTATCACCAAGATAAACTTGTTCTACGTTTGCCGCATAAAAATGTATTTCATCAGCAGTTTCAAAATCTATTTTTGTTTGATCATCTTCACCAATTTTAATATCTGTTGCAAGTAAAGATGTAATAGTTGTTTGTGCCGCTCCTAATGCAAAGTCTAAAGTATTATCTGCATCTTGAAAAGTTACAGTAATACCTGTTTCAGTATTAGAACTAACCATACCTCCAACAAGATCTGTAACTGTTTCTGCTAAAGTTGCACCATTTATAGTAATTGCATCTGCTTCTAATGTACCATCAATATCAGCATCACCGGAAATATCTAAAGTTGCCGCATCTAATTCACCAGATAAAGTAATATTGGTAGCACCAGTAATAGCGCCGTTAAGTGCAACTGCACCATTAATATCTATAGTTGTAGCAGCTATTTGTACTTCTGTATCTGCAACAATGTCTAATTGACCATCCGTAGATGAATTAATATATAAAGCAGAATCTCTAAATAAAAGTTTATTAGTGCTATTTAAAGTTAAACCTGTTCCATCAGTATGTGTTAAAGTTGTGTCAGAATCAGCACCAAATTTTAACACTGCTGAGTCTGATCCTAAAATAAGATCATTACCTACAGTTACATCATCACTAGCATCTTCAAAAATTGCTTTACTAGCAGGTAGAGTTGTAAATATATCTTTTGTGCCTGCTGAAAAATCTACAGCACTATCACTATTAGAACTTGAAATTATTGTTGTTCTTGCTAATGTGTCTGGACTTGCATCTGTTACAGTTCCAATACCAACTTCAAATTCATCAGCATCTCTATTTACTGCCGCATAATAAGTCGTATTACCATTAGCAATTCCTGCAACAAACGTTTCAAAACCATCTACTGCTCCACCTAAACTAAATGTTCCCGTACCTGTAGTGGTTGATGTTTCTTTTACTCTATCATTAAGTACTAGAGCCATTAACTACTCCTATGCTAATCGTAATATTGCGTTACTTGCGTCTGCTGCCGGAAACTGAATAGTAAATGTTCCGCTAGTAGATGTTTTGTCTCCACCAAAATTTAATACAGCTACAGCTTTGTTAGAATCTGTACTATTATAAATTAACGCGCCTCTTGCTGTAATTGTAGCTGATGTAAATGATATATCAGAAAAATCGCAAATTGCAGTAGTACCACTTGTTGTTGGAGTTACGCTTGTAAGCGTTCCGCCTGTTGCTGTGTATGTTCCAGAGTTAGATACTTCGTTGGAACTTGAATAAGCAGTTGTGGTTGCGTCTAGTGAAGCTGAACTTGTATAAAGTGCTATTTTAAAAGTATCACCGGTAGTAGCTGTAAAATTATGCGTACCTTGAAGTAATTCTTGTTTAAAACTTGTGCATACAGCTTGAGTTATTGCCATGTTTTATCCTCCTATGGGTTCTGTGATTGCAAAGGAGTTCTTAACGCCCCGTGCATGTACTCATCTCTTCGGTGTCTTCCTTGCTGTTCTATAACTA